TCTTACCCATCCACTGCACGGGATCAGCTCCCTTGTAAGGTGGCGGGCTCCAGTTGTAAGCCAAGATATCAGCAGGCCTGGAATCTCCTACCAGTCCTATCAAGTATCTACCAACGTTAATAATCTTTGGCGTAGTACTACTTATAGTCCGTAAGTTATCTTCAGTAATCTGGCTATCAGCAGCCAGTATCACCATATCTTCAATCTGTATTCCTACCAGTGTCGTCATAGCAGAGAAATATACCTTCACTCGGCGTGTCGTACCAGTAACGACACACCTTGTCATTAAACTATGAGCGGAGCGAATAAATAGTAACAGCGTTCCGAGCCGCCTAGGGGCGGCGAGAGGCGACTGACATCAGGAAGGAGCCGTGAACTGAGTGTTGTTCCGTCTACTTCGGCTGCTTAGATTACCACCTATCAAAGCAGCAGATCTCAGGTCCCTTGGACCTACTCACGTCTGTAGCTGTGGCTGTACTATGTTTAACATTATGGCTCAGTTCCAAGACTATGAGATATCCTGGTACTTTCTTGATGCTACCTGTGTCAACTGCGGTAATCTAGTTCGTATCCCTTGTCCTGTTGATAACAACGAGAATAGTTTTTAGGCATAAAAAAAGAAGCCCCCACCCCGTTAGGGATGAGGGCCTTTTGCCTCGCGCTTACTACAAACTATCTACTTTACAGCGTCGTACTTTCTTCCGAAGTCTGCTTCAGTCTTATCAGCCCACTTGACTATAGGGGCAGTAAGACCACCGATAAGGATTGCATACTCAGGAGCTAGGTCTGTTGCCAAGGCAATTCCCATAGTCGCTGCTGATGCAAGGACAGCACGGAGATAAGACTTGAAAGCAGCCTTAAACTCTTTGCTCTTGATTTTCTTTGCTAGTTTCTTCATTACTTTCCTCTCTTGAATAAGGACACAAACAAGGACTTCTTCCTAAGAGATTGATTCTTAGTAGCAGCCTTGGCTGTCTTCTTCTTAGGCTTAGAGGTCTTCGACTTTGCCACAGTAAGGGCATCCTTCGGAGTCCTCTTAGCCTTTTCCAACCAGGGAAACCAAGGACTGGTGTCCTTATCGTGCTCTTGCCTGATTGAAATGTGTAGATGACTTACGTGTTTATTTGGTCCTTCGTAAGCGCGATCACCGTGTTCCTTAGACCAGATGCGCCCACTAAATATCAGGTATGAGACTCGCTTATCTTCCTTGAGTTTCTCATAGATTTTGCTGCAATCAATTCCGTTATGTGGATCGTGGGTCAAATCTACTGCGTGACCTGTGTTATGGTCAGAGTTAGGATTTGCCTTGATGTGAGCCTTGCTTGGTAGGAGTCCATCCGATACCTTCTTGCGCTTTGGAGCAAGCGCAGTTGCCTGTCTTAGAACGGCACTTGCTGCAGGTGTTGCACTCTTTGCAACAGGTTTCACTTGTCATCCTCTTTCTGCCAGAATCTTATAGATTTCGTCAACGCGTGTCTCTAGTCGAGCCACTGTGTCTTTGATGCTGGAGCCACCATTAGGTCTAAGTTCATAAAGAAATGAATGGACTATCCAACGCAGTCCCATAAATAAAGTTGATGCTATTCCAAGAATTGTGGCAACAAGAATTGCCCATTCAGTGGGGGTCATTGCAGGCTCCTATACGGATCTAATAGTGACAAGTAAGGTTCCGCCAAAGCCTGTGAACCTTTTGTCTTGCGGTGTACGGTTGATAAAGTCCATCTCTTCTATCAGGCCAATAAAGGATTCTCCTGTGCGGAAGTCCTCTACTCGGATGGTATCGCCTACGTTTTCTACTGCTTCGAGTTGTTGCATACGGTCCCAAGCAGAACCTTCATAGCCTACTTCCACTCCGAACTTATCGCTCTCGTGGTCATAACAGAATAATGGATACTGAATCAGTCTTTGACGAGGTACTGAGGGCAGAGACTTCAACTGGTAACCAGTAAATAGTGGCCCAAGAGTGCTGTCATTGACATCACGGCTAAGTGTAAACTTGAAGGCTAAGTATTCTTGAGGTCCTTGCGGATAAGGAATACCGATTTCAGAAACAGTAGACTCTTCAGCAAAAGAACCGATTGCATATTCGGTATAGTCATAGCCGATAGATGAGATACTCAAGCTACCATTAGTGGTATCAATACGCGGGGTAAGTAGTTTGAATAGCTTACCTTCAAGAGTGTTATAGCGGATAAAGCCAGTCTTTAGATAACCAGATGCAACCTTAACTCCGTATGATTCAACCCATACACCATCGCCTGGAACACAGAAAGCTACACGATCTGTGCCACCAAGAAAGGCTACTGAGTTACTGGTAGTAGTCTCGCCAGAGGCGCATACATCCCAAGCATAGGCAAAGACAAGGCTGTTAGGAACTACTGGCTGTGATAAATCAATACGAACTAAACCTGATTCGCTTCCCTGCTTGGTAGATACATAAGCAAACTTGTCTCTAAAGGACACATCAGTACACTCTGTTTCAAATAGTAGCGGTCCATAGGAGACATCTCCTTCATTACCTAGAACTCCTACTCGAACACCTTTGTTAGTGCATAGTACCGCGTAGGTACCAAGGTAGGTATCAAAGGTATTGATGATTTCACCTTCAGGTAGGTCTATAACTACCGAAGGAACGCTAAGTTCTGGGAAGCCAAGAGCATTAGCATTAGCCAAATCTAAAGTAATCTTATAGATAGATGAGTTCTTACGGCTATAGCCACCTACATAGATAGCATTAGGACCCTCTGAGATAGTAGTCCAAATCCAGTCACTCTGTGGATGGGTATAGTGGTCTGATGGTAGAGCGCCTCCGCCAGTATGAGTAGCATTTAATTCATAAAGTTTATTATTGATAGTAGCAATTAGGCGTTGCTTTATGTATTTAATTCTGGCACTGGTTGTAGATGAGGCGTTATAGGTTTCAACATCGCTTGTACTACCACCGATATTTCCTCTATGAACGTGAGTTCCATTGATAAACCAGTATCTGATTCCATCTGTGGTTAAATCAAGAATAGTAGATGGAGTTCCTGCTTGGGTATAGGTAGAGTCAGTAGGAGTATCATTACTCATCGTAACTTTCTTCAAAGCAGAGCCATCTGCTACAACTAAACAGTCATTAGTACCATCATTAGCTCCAATAATTATCGGGGTATTGGCGCTAGTTAAAGCCCTGACTGTAGTATTTAGCAGGGTAGCCTGACCTTTAGTCCAGACATCCAAGCCTTTAGATTCTGTGTATTGGAATCGCAGTGACTCATCTTGAGCAGGCTCAAAGTATTTAATTCCTTGACCTAGATGAAATGATGACTGAGATCTAAACCACCAACCAGTCAGCGATTGCTCGCCTGCTTCTCTGGTCTGGTCATACTGTTGCTTACGATACTGCGCCGTTACACGGCGATAAGGTGAATCATCACTGGCAGCCAGAAAGAATGGCAGCCCGTTTATGGCTATATCGTAAGAAACTCCTGTGGCTTGATAGTTAGTCGAGCCAGCAGGATTGGAAAGTACGTAGGGAATGCCCTCCGTGATGTCGTCACCATAAGGTGCCAAGGCTTACTCCTTACTTAGAAAGGGCTGCGATTTCGTCTGTGGTTAGACCGAGCGCTGCAAGTTTGGATTCTGCTGATGCCTTAGCATCTGCCTTAGCCTGTGCTGCTGCTTCCTCTGCTGCTTTTGCTACAACTGCTGCTGCTGCATCTGCCTCACGCTGAGCAACTTCTTCGGCAGTTAGTTCTACCTCAGTAGTTACTCCAGTTGAGCAATCTACGATTAGTTTGGTTGGCATTGTTTTCCTTTCGTTATGAGTTTTTGATTCCGTATAGGGTGGCTGTGGAGTGCTCAGCAAAGTTACCAGATGATAACGAAAATGTAACTCCTGTTATAGCGGCGGTTTGTGACCAAAGTCCAGCAATTAAAGTGTTACGCGCTGCTGTTGCGTTGTTTTCCACAACTGAATCAGATGAATAAGATTTATTTGTTGAGCCAGCGTAATTTGGAATGTATAACTCAACATTATTAAAAGTGCTTGCGGTTGTTGATGTTCCCCCCGCGCCCCCACCAAAGTTAGTTGAAGTTGCTGTAACTGCAGAACTTCCATCTCCTTGAACAAGGCGGCTTGTGAAGTTTGCCGTGCTTGTATTAAAAGCCAAAGATAGGGTTACGAAATCTGTTGCGGCAGTTGACCTACAAGATACCTTAACTACTAAATCAGTATAAGTCGCAGGAATAGAAGTAAAATCAATATTAGCAGCCCCACCACTACCCACAGTTACAGTGGCTATTGCCGTATATGTGTTAGCCATTATGCACTCGCAATTCCGTAGAGGGTGAAGGTTGTTCCTGATGCAAGTGTTGTACCAGTATCCGATGCTAATTTGATAGTGTTGATTGCGGATGTTGAGCGCCAAGTATAAACCGATACATCATATTGACTTTGTCCTAAATCTCCACCTTTTTGTAGCCAAGTTTTATATGTGGTTGTGTTTGCATAATTCATAAACTGAATGATATGAGTTGAATTAGTCGAAGATGTTGCTGCAACATAAGGATTTGTTGCGTTGGTTTCTCTGCCGCTTCCTACTGTGCTTGAGTATCCATAAAGTTGTGTGCCGCCATAATTTGCACCCGTATCAACCGACCCATTACCAACCTGTATTCTAAATTGACCATTAGCAGTTGTTCCGCCACTAATTACTAATATCAAATCCGTATAACTTCCACTAATACTAGAAAATGTTACAGAAGCAGTAGCGCTTCCTAGCGTATTCGTTGCTATCGGTTCATAAGTTGTAGGCATTATGCGCTCCGTATTCCGTAGAGGGCGAAGTGTGAGTTCTGTGAAAATGTTCCACTTATCTTTATATCTGTTATTGCTCCAGTTTGCGAAGGTCTAAAGAATGAGTTTATACCGATATTGCCTGCACCATTTCGGTCATTACCCCAAAGACAACGAACAGTCTTATTTTTATTAGTATCTTTGTAATCTAGAAAATCAATAACAAGTGCTGATTGTCCATTATCTTCAATTAAGCCAGTGTAACCATAACTTGCGACGCCTGTAGCGGCAGCAAGAGTAGATACTATTGAACCATTGGCATATAGAGCGTGGCTTGCATAGCCTGTTGATGTATCACTATTGATTTGAGTTTGAAACCAAAATGCTGTAGTTGAAACTACGAATGCTCGTATCTGCAAGTGTTGATATGTAGATGGAACACCGCTAAAGGTAACCGATGATGAACCACCTGAACCAACTGTTATAGTAGAAATAGATTCATAAGATGTTGCTCCTGCTGATTGATTAGCAGATGCAAAAATACCAAGGGATATAGGTGTCACGCTGAGGTATCTCCAATCACTACCCACGTATCGGTAGCGCGTTTGACAAGGGATGCTGCAGCCCACTGCGCTCGCAGTTTTAACCCTGGAGTTCCATTGACTGTCACACCGCCAGCACCAGCAACGGTGACCTGACCTGCACCTGTCTGAAGGATATTGACCTGAGCACCAACAGGAAATGCAGTAGTTGCATTTGTCGGGATAGTCAAGGTAATTGCTGCAGCATTATTAAGTTCGACCAGAGTATTGTTCGCATCTGTTAATACAACGGTATATGTAGTTCCAGTTAGAGCATTAGTTGTATATGCTGTTGATGGACTAACTGAGCCACCAATAATCGCTACGCTCATCAGTTACCTTCCGATCCGAATGCTGAGAATGAAGTATTGCCAGTTGTTGAATAAACTGTTAGCACATCTGTATTAGCAAGAGTGATTCCACCTTGGATACTAAAGACAGCACCTGCAGCCAGTGGAACTCCATAAGCAATGTAGTGCTGATTAGCCAAGGTTGCACCTGCTGGACGTACAGCAATACGGATAGTGTCTTGAGTACCACCAATGTTTGACGCATTAAGCGTAGAAACAATCGTGGCATTAGTTGCTGTGTATAGCGTAGTTGCAGTAGCAGCGCTAGGTGCGCTCTGCGCTAGGACTTTATATGTAGGCATTAGGCGCTTAGATCTCCAATCAGTGTCCAAGAATCGGTGCCAGTCTTGACTAGAGCAGCAGCCGAATACTGTGTTCGCAACTTAGTTCCAGTACCTGTGACGGTAACTCCGCTTGCTCCAGCCACCGTTACCTGACCTGCACCAATCTGTTGAATGTTAACAACTGCGCCAGTGGCGAATGCGACAGATGAGTTAAGTGGCACAGTAAGTGTTATGGCAGCAGCATTACTCAAGGTAACTAAGCGACCATTGTCGGTTAGCACCAAGGTGTATGTAGTATTAATCTGGGCATTAAGAGTTAGATTCTGTCTAGCATCATTGATTGTTGGTGTATTCAATGTTGGGCTAGTTAATGTCTTGTTAGTCAGCGTATCTGTTGTTGCTTTACCTACCAAGGTATCTGTTGCTGCAGGAAGTGTAAGCGTGGTTGTTCCTGCTACTGCAGTAGCCTGTACTGTGGTGCTACCAGAGGTAGAGCCAGCAAAACCTAAGTTAGTTACAGGCGAGATAGATGCTTTGAAAGCATTAAGATCATCGCTAGTAAGTACGTGTTTGACTGTTGCACCTGCTGAGTGTTGCACTCCAGATGTTCCAGAACGCGCTCTTACGATTGTAAAAGTATCGGTAGAGCTTGCAGTAACAAATATAATTTCTTCGTTTGTGGTATCAGGGTCAATAGCAACGGTGAACTGGTCAACGTTGCCTGCGGCAAGTGTTACTCCGCCAAGCAAGGCAGAGCCAGTTCCTGCTGCCACTGTCATTGTTGTGGCGCTAGACGATATTGTTGAGGCTAGTGTCGTCTCAACGCTAATCGACGAGTATTGTCTGGTCATTAGCCTTCCTTATTTTGTGTAGTGGATACGAATTGGATATTTGTCTGCCAACTTCAACGATTCCTCTTGTAGTCGTTGTTGATACAGAGCAAAGACATAACGAGATGCAGAAGCGCCAGAGTTGTATGGGTTCTTGGTGTCATTAAGGTCAGCCTCAGCACTGGTAAGATTGATACGACCAGTGTCAAGGAATGATAGAAGTTTGTAGCAGGCACCAAGTATGGTCACATCTACTGTGCTACTTGGAAGACCAGTGACATCTGCATAGTCATCGGTACTAGCATCAAGGGTATTACCTTCTGTTGTATACCAGACCTGAACGGTACGACCAGGTTGTATGTTTTCATAGATGTTCACCGTATTGTTAGTATTAAAGGTCGCAGCATTTGCCATTGGGTCTGCTCTCCAGCGATTGACTGGTAACCATTCTTTAGATGAACCTGTGGTCTGCCACGATATAAACAAGATACTCTCTAAATCATCAGGTAGAGCATAGGTAGTCTGTGATGCGTTGAATGTAAAGGTAGTTGAACTTACTGCCCAGAGTTTAGGGAAGTAACTGTTGATAGTATCGTTGATAGCCTTCTTTATGCTGATACGTGGGAAGGTTGGAGCTAGTGTTACTTGAGCATACTGTGCGTGTGGTGATGCTGTGGTTCCTTGGAAGCCACGACCAATCGGGTTAGTCGGAGCACCCATAACGTTGAGAGTATTGTTTGTCTTGTTGAAGGAATCAATCCAAATCAACTCATCATCAATTTCAATCAAACCTTTGGCAAGGTTATCTCCTGAACCAACCTGAATTGACAAACTAGAAGTCGTCAGACCAGCCGAGTTATTTACATAAGTGATGCGATCTTGACGAAGAGAATAACCCTGTAGGTTAGTCCGTACCTCGTCTATCATCTCCGACAGTGTTGGCATTGTTTCCTTCCGTATACCAGCCATCTCCCCACAGAGTTTCTAATCTGCGGAAGTATTTCTCATATTGCTTCGCAATAACATCTACGGAGTAGAGCGATACTGCTCTCTCTCGTATTGCCTTGCGATCTAAGTTCTTGACATTCTGAGTTGCCAAGACGAATTCTTCAACGTTGCGACATCTAAAGCCTGTCACACCTTCTATAACAGTTTCAGTAAATGCACCCCAGTCTGTAGTAATTACTGGAGTTCCGCAGGCTTGTGATTCAATGTTCACATTGCCAAAGGGTTCTAGGTATAGAGTCGGTACAAATGTAGCTATTGCTCCACCCATCAACTCTGCTCGCTTCTCAGGACCAACAGGTCCGATATACTCACCATAGTTCGGGATATGTGGGCCAGGTCCTGCAAAGATTAAACGAGCACCGATAAGTTTGCAGATATGCGCTGCGATATCTATGCCTTTACGTGGAACCATTCTGCCTATGTAAAGGTAATAATCTCCATCGCCTTTACCTAGCGGGAACATATCAGGATCT